TTGAATTTTTGAACAATCGTTTTGACCCATTTGATGTGAAATTAGATGGGTGGTCAGATCAATTGAACGAAAACTTGACGGACTACGATGACGTATTTGCAGAACTTTATGATAAATACAAATCACGCGCATCTATGGCTCCCGAACTGAAACTCCTATTTCAGTTGGGTGGAAGTGCCATGATGGTGCATATGACAAATACCATGTTCAAGAGTGCTATGCCTGGAATGGACGATATTCTTCGTCAAAATCCAGACTTGATGCGTCAGTTCCAGAACGCGGCAGTCAATAGTATGGGTCAAACCGCCCCCGGGTTTTCTGGATTTATGGGGGGAATTATGAACCCTGAAGGCGCAGGTTACGGAGGTAATGGTCCTCCTCCACCTATGGCAACACAAGGTCCGAACGCCCCTCCTCCATCCATGTCAAGAGGAGGAAATAATTCTTATTCAAGTTCCAGTTCCAATAGACCAGATTTGAGTGCGGGTATGGGACGCACTTCTTTCCGTGAAAACGATGGTATCAATATTCGGGAAAATTACGCTGGTGCAAGTTATAGTTCCGGTTCTGGTGAAAAGAGCATGAGACAAGAAATGCGTGGACCCAGTGATATCAATGACATATTGTCTGGATTGAAAACAAAAACCATTAATATTAATAAAGAACCAACCATTCAACCCTCGGACAATGTTATCGATTTCGATATTCAAGATAGTAGTACCATTAGTATTTCAGACTTGAAAGAGTTACAGTCGAATGGTGGAGCCGGAGGTAATTTACCAAAACGCAGCAAACGTCGGCAAAAGTCGGATAAAAATACAGTGAGTTTAGATATTTAAAAAAAATATATATAACTCAGATTGTTACATATATTTACAAATAAAATAAATTACAGCAATGTCCACCGGGAACCCAGGAAAATTATAACAGTTTTCATCAAGAAATCTTAGCAGGGAACCTAGGACTGCTACGCTGCCCGGGGTTCCCCCTAAATTAATCCTTTTTCTCATTTTCATCGACCCATTTATTATATTCCATCATTTTCAAAAATGACTTATACGCCCCTAATAAAGTGGGATGGTGAACATAAGGTATATTATGTTCTTTACAAAACTTGACAACTATTGGTTTGACGGAGGGATAATGAACCGATGACATATTCGGGAACAAGTGATGTTCTATTTGATAATTGATGGCGCCAAACGCATGTGTCCAAACTAAATTATTATTCATAAAGTTTCCAGAATTTTGAATTTGAAGTCGCAACCAATCATTACCTTCGTAATGATTTTCTACTGCGGTTTCATATGTGTCATGATCTAACACAATGTTGATATGATATATTGTGTTTACAGTAATCATGTATAAGATTGTTGGTAAAACCAACCCTTTATATAAACAATACACATTAGCAGTCATTAAACATATGTCAGTCATATCATAAAATTGTTTATTAGGAAGTTTGATTTTAAACAATCGTTTTTTATTATTTGCAACGAAATAAGACAACACATGCCCATAATATTGCCCCGGAAATATTGTCAATAAAGTTGTGACTATATTTGCTTTTCCCTGCTGTCTAGAAACATTTTTTAAAATTTTTGTTTCATTTTTTGTTTTTCGCATAAACGGATTAAAATGATATAAATCAGGGTCTTTTCTCTCTTCACTTGTAAAAGAATGATGATGATACACGTGATGATAAACCCACATCGCATGGTTCCACAACCCAAAACCATTCCAAAGTTTTGATAATAAATTGTTTACTTTTGGATATAAAGAAACGCCATAATGGGATGCGTCGTGCATGAGATTAAACCCAATTGATATCCATGTTACTCCAGCCAACGTCGCATTCAAACAACGAACCCACAATGCGCTTTGAGAAAGCATCGCAACATAAAAACAACGTAAATAAAACAACAAAGAAAAAATATTTACAATGGTTCGAAACGGAGTTGCTTTGATGGTTTTGCGATTTGGAAATTTTTCTTTTACTAATTTTAATAATTTATTATAGTTGGTAAAATCGTATTGTTTTACGTCATTATCTGGTTCCATGTCTTTCACTTCATATTTATCCAACATTTTACCAATCTTTTCTTTATTTGAAAACGCATGGTAAGTTTCAAATAAGGCCGTGATGTCTTTTTCTCCTTTGGTTTTCAACAAGATGTCTGCTCCGCCCGGGTGTTTCTCTATAAATTCTGTCAAGTCATAGGTTTTTCCATGAATGTGCCACATGCCCAATATATATTCATGTAAGAATATATTTATATCCTAATAAAATAAGTTATAAGTTACACCATAAAATTAGTTATATTCATAATAATATTATAACGTTAAATGATAATACAATTATGCTACAAGAAGAAGTTATCAATGGTCCGACCCTTTTATTTCAAAAAAATGAACTGTGCGCTTTCAAATACGCCAACAATGAATATGGTCTCACATTTCCTTTACGAAATCCCAACATTTATTTAGACAAAATTATTACTATGAATTTTTTGAATGTTATTTACGCATTAAATAAAGATGATATTATTGAAGAGTTTCATTTATCCATGGATCCGACAAATGAAAACAAGGGAACAGTATATATTCTTTTCCGTCATTTTTTTGAAGATTTTGGATTTCAGCAAAAATATCTCTTCTTGGACATTGTTATTGAGAGAACAAGTACACACGTTACCTATAAAGGAACAACAAATGTTACACAAGAAGGTGGCAACAATTCAAACGCGGAACTACTTCATTTGAGTGAAATTTCTGTTGCGTGTGATATTCAAGACGCACACAATGTTATGGTTGAGTCTAAAATAAAAATCCAAACCAAATTTGAAATCCCAACCATGATTGAAAAAATGGCGTCCATACTTTTACATAAAATATTCATGAAATTAAAACAACTTATAGAAAATTACAAGTAATAATGTATTGCGAATGAATTATTACAACGTGGGTACATTTTCAAAACATTATTATATGTTTGGTCCGTTTTACTTTTTCTCTCTTTTTCATCATCTTTATTTTTTAGGTTCCATTTGCGCCATTGTTTTAAAAGAATACATTTCTTTCAAACTATTTTCAAAATCGCTTTGCCACTGCACTCAAAACCTTTGTAGGCAACTTGCGAAAAAAAATGTACTATGTGTTAAAATATTCCAAGCAATTGCTTTGAATAATGAGTGGATTAATGAGGAATTCAACTCTCATTTGAAAATTTATACCGATCAAGCACCATATGACGAGTCTGATATTAATTATAAAACACTTGAAAAACTGAACCGACAATTTAATTTACAATGCACTCATATGTCCATATCTTATCGCTCGGGTATGATTTCTCTCGTGTATAAAATGGTGGACTCAACGGGTGAAACAAAAATCGTAAAAATAAAGAGACGAAATATTGAAATCAAGTTGGAACAATCAATTCAAGAACTACAATTTTTGATTCGACTTCTTTCATGGATTCCTTATTTCAATACCCTCGATATATCCACTTCTCTCGATAAAAACATAGGGTGTTTAAAACAACAATTGGATTTTCAAGAAGAAGTGAAAAACATGAGAGAAGCGTATTATAATTGTAAAAATTTGTCGTATCTCCGTATTCCTCAAGTATATGATAAAATCACGGAACAATTTGACAATGTTATTGTGATGGAATATTTGGAAGGAGTGTCTATTCAAGAAGTTGCGCAAGAGGATTATGACATTTACGCCAAGTTAATTATAAAATATGGCATTGTTTCTCTCCTACTTCACGGCGTAACCCACGGTGACTTACACGGAGGGAATATTTTATTTATCAAGACGATGGATAATAACACAAGTCGTCAAAAATATCAATTAGGGATTTTGGACTTTGGTATTGTGTTGCGTCTTCATGAAAATTTCAAGAAAACTTTATTGGAAATATTTATTCACTTATTTACGAAACCATCGATTGATTTGGCGAGAGATATTTTGATTGCTTCCATTGAACCCGTTGAAATTTTTCGTGACTTACCACAAGAACATATGACGAAAATTTTGACATTTACTGCGAACATTATTCATGACACGATTCATGTGGCGAAACAGGCCGACCAAGTCAAAATCTATGAATTTCTTACAGAGTTTTATAATTATTTGAGCGAAAACAATTTAAAGAAACTCGGGTTGAAAGTGAATGAAAACGTGATAAAAATACAAATGGCTCTGGGAATGTGTAATGGACTTAACATGACATTGTGTAAGCGCGATATTATACGGTTTGCGGATGTTGTATTGAAAGAAATGTTTCATTTGGATTTGTTGATGGATTGATATTTTTTATCACACACACACACACACCCTAAAACAACTTTATTATAAATTAGAAAAAACAACAACAATAGTTTACTTTCTAATTTATAAGATTTTTTTGTATAATTGCTTGTTTGGCAATTGCCTTGATTATTTTTTTCATGGATTCTTGACATTCGCTTCCATTTAAATGAGTGAAACTGGAAGTGATTTGACCTAGGATATTCAAGTAATCATCGTTTTTCTTATCATCATGCGCCATACACGTGGGGTATTCTTCCACCCATTCTTTTATTTTTAAGAACTTTTTATGCGCAAGATGTTTCGTGAAACGGGTTACTCCGGCGTAGTCTATGTCTTTTTCCCAAACATCGTTAGTTTTGATATAAATCACTTCTCTCTTTTCATCGGAGCAGTGCATGGGACGAACTTTTTGATCGAGTGCTTTTAGTTCTCTCACAATCACATTCGAGAGACCCTTGACATAGCCATGCTTACCCGTATAATCCAAGTCTTCCAATTGAATTTGAATGGAATCAATAAATTCATTGATATTCATGGCATCTTTACAAGTTTCGTTCAAGAAAAACTGAAGATTGAATTGATTATTTTGGGTGTTATTAATATTATTGTTTGTAATATTATTATTTTTTGCGATTTCTAACATAAGTTTGTTTTGTTCCATCATATAATTCTGTTGCTCCAGCATCATTTCTTTAAATTCTTGATTTTGTTTTACAAGAAACCATACAAGTTCAGCATCTTTATCTATTTCTTCTTCTAATGTTTTTTCTTTTTCTTCCAATGAAACATTACAGACTTTTTTATGCTTCCAGAGACCAGACCGAGATTTAAACGATTTTCCACAAGAACATAATGGTGTTGTTTTACTCAATTCATCATCGTTTGTTTCCATATGTTTCCTGCTCTTAAAGTGTCTGTCTAGATTAAACTTATAAGAGCATACATAGTTACACTTTTCACAAATAAATTTATTATTTTGAAGTTCATCGTTTTTGTTTCCAAATGATGAATTTTGATGTTTCAGTGTGGTTTGTTGTTGTATCTTATCTGTTTTATTAGAGCATTTATAATGACAAACTTTAGACAAATTTTTTGATATTATTTTTTCATCGTTTTTGTTTCCATTTGTTTCCATTCTAAATAAATGTCCGATTTTATTTTTAAGTTTTTTCGAAAAAACATAAATTTTTTACAATCACAACATGAAAATCTCATTTTTGTTTGGTGACCATTTCAGTCACAAGTGAAATTTTTCTTTTTTTTCCGAGAAAGCCAAAAGGAAAAGTCGTTTTTGGACATTTATTTTTGTCCAATTTTCATTTTTGGAGGGGGGTCTTGGAACAAGAAAATTTTCACTTGTGATTGAAAAATCAAAAAAAAAATAAAGTGAAATAAAAACAAACCATAACAATCATAGATATTCACATTCAAGAATTTATAAGGTTTTTCTGTATAATTGCTTGTTTGGCGATTGCCTTGATTATTTTTTTCATGGATTCTTGGCATTCACTCCCGTTCAAGTGAGTGAAACTTGATGTGATTTGTCCCAATATATTCAAGTAGTCATCGTTTTTCTTATCATCGTGTGCCATGCAAGTAGGATACTCTTCCACCCATTCTTTTATTTTTAAGAACTTTTTATGCGCAAGATGTTTCGTGAAACGGGTTACTCGGGCGTAATCTATGTCTTTTTCCCAAACATCGTTGGTTTTGATATAAATTACTTCTCTCTTTTCGTCAGAACAGTGCATAGGACGAACCTTCTGGTCGAGTGCCTTCAGTTCTCTCACAATTACATTTGAGAGACCCTTGACATAGCCATGCTTACCGGTGTAATCCAAGTCTTCCAACTGGATTTGAATGGAATCAATGAACTCATTGATATTCATGGCATCTTTACACGTTTCGTTCAAGAAAAGTTGA